TGCCTTCTCGCGCTTGTCTGATATTTCCTGTAGCTTCGCACTTGTTGCGTCTAAGACTGCGTTAACGGCTTCCTGTACGCGTTTTTCATTGTTTGCGAGTCCTGCCATGTCCGCTTTGATTTGCAACATTCCAATAGCATGTTGACGTTCACGTTCAAATTCTGCCGAGACTAATGACGCTTCTTTAAGCATGTTTGCGGTTTTGTCGACAGCGTTAGGGTCTACCATGGGTGGTGCATTAGACAATCTTGATGGCGTAGGCTCAATTGGTTTGCCTACGCCATCAAATGAGTCACGAATTAAGTTTGTGAATGTCATATTTGCAGCAGAGGAAAACAAATCTTCCACGTTGTTTGCAGAATTTAATGCTGTTATTCCTAGCTTAAATATTTTACTATCTAACGCGTCCATCTCACTTTGCAACTTTGGTGAAGGGTCGCCAATTAGCGGTGCTGTCATAGACAATGCAAACCGTTTCATTTGTGCTGAACGGTAATCTATATTATTGCCCGCTGCGGCAAAGGCTTTATCAAGTGCTGATATAGCTTTTAACGCAAAGATAACAGAATCAGCTAATACGCCAAAAGCTATGCCTGCACCACGCGCCCATTCAGAAATTTTGTTTTTGCTTAGGTTGTTTGCTGCCTCATTTGTTTCGTCAATTTCTACATACGCATTAAACATCTGGGCTGTAAATGTTTCTAATACTGGCAACATTACAGTAACAAATTGATTGGTTAAACCTGTTGCAATTGCGCCCAGCCTCGTCAAATTGTCATTAAAACGTTCGGCAGATTGAGCTGTTTTACCGCCAATTACTAAACCTAATTTTTCCGCCTCAGCACGTAACTTTTCTACACCATCACGCCCACCGTTTAGCAGTGGTATTAATTGTGCGCCTGAACGACCAAACAAGCTCATGGCAATAGCAGTTTTATTCGCACCGTCTGCCATGCCTGCAAATCTTTCTGAGATTTGTAGCATCGCTTCGTCTGTGCTTTCTAAATTCTTGTAATCAATATTGAGTGCGTTAAAGCCTTTTAGCGCTTCGCCAGTGTTCATTGCAGCGTCGCTCATGCCCTTGGATAGCTTGGCCATGCTAAGTACAAGGGTGTCTTGGCTAACGCCGGCTAGGTCTGCTGCATAAGCTAAAGCTGAAAGACTTTCCGTTGTGACGCCAGCCATCTGTGCTTGCTTGGCTAACTTGTCCATGTTGTCAATAGACTTTTTGGTCATGTAAGCCATTGCCGTGCCAGCAGCTAAGATAGCAACGCCAACAACTTTGGCGGCATCTTTAACCTTTTCTAGCCCAGCCATTGCGCCCTTTAACCCTGACTGAAATTCAGCAGTGTTAAGACCAAGCGCTACACCAAGCCTTGCAATATTTGCCATTACATACCCTTCGTTAAAATTGCAGGTGCGCCCGGACTCATAAGCGCAAAAGCTAAAAGACTTTGATTAACTTGTGTTTTCTTGTCTTGTTCGCTTAATGGCGGGTAAATGTAGTCGTAAGTATTGGGTATGATGTCGCGCAACTTATAACCAGTCTTGCCTTTAGGTAACATCTTATTAAACTGTCCTGCGGTTAAGTTGCCCAAAACTTCAAGCAACCCAATATTACCAATTAACCCTGCGTGGTACATGACCGCAATATCGCTAAACGTTTCTTCATCTACCAATGCAGGGTCAGTACCGTGTGCAGTCAAATAAGCCTTAACTTGCCTACGGACTGACCCAATTACTTTCCCTTAGTGGCATTATAAGACGGGCTAATGGTTTCGCTAATTAACTTTACTAATTCTAGCTGTATAGCATAAGGGAATAACTCGTCAATCATTTCGTAGGTAATAGTGCTCATGTCGAAATTATCTTCCTCTGGCACTAAGTATTGCAACATGATGGTAATGCGCTCTTGAACGATTGCCTTATCTTTACAAAACTTTTTAATTGAATTGCCATCATAAATAATGTCATCTTCGGTAATAACAACCTTGTCCGTTCCTTCTGTTAAATCTTTGGTCATTTCCTCATAGAATTTTTTAATTAACAATTCATTTGGTGTTTTTAAACGCTCATTCATCAAATCAGATTCAACAGTTAAAGGCACGCGAACTTTAAACGTGTGACCCGCAAATTCAAATGACCTGATGCGCAATTCGTCTTTGTTAATATTAAATGCTTTTGAAAAACTGTTCATTTTAATAACCTCTTGGCTTGTTTTGCTTTGTATTTTTCGAGAGCTACACCAAGTGACTTCCCTAGTGTGCCAGTAACTTGTGCTGCTGAACTTTCTAATGCGGGTCGCATAAAAGGTTTAGGCACTCTTTGACCTGTGCCAAATTCTAAAATCATTGCTCTCGCATCACTTTTAATACCAATTTGTTTAAATTTACTGTTACCACTTTTAAGATTCTTAAACGCCTTTTTTGCTAAAACTTTACCACTTGCAGTAGTTACTGCTCCTATCACAACATCGCCCGGAAATATATATTTAGAACGAAAATCTTTTTTCCCCGGCTTTCTTGCTTCAACCTGTAGGCTTGCAGCTAATGCGCCAGTGTCTTTAGCAACTAAAGAACGCGCTTTTTCTAACACGGTTTTCATTGATAAACGTACCGCGCTACGCATGATGTTACTTGCGTCTTTTTCACCAAAATCATTACTTATTTGTTTAAATAATTCGGTTGTTTCAGCCCAACCTTCAAATTCAACTTTAACAACCGTTGCCATTACCATCACCTTTGATTAACCGATGGTAAATACTGTTATTGAGCTTCATAACGTAATCTGTCACCTCATCGGGTGACATGTGATAGGCGTGGCGCGAGGCAATTTCATGCGCGAGCATGATGCCCGTTATTCGTTGCTGAGTGAACCCAAACCAATTCTTTGTGCCGGAATTGGCTTGGGATAAAAGGTAGTCTAAAAGTTGATTATTATTTTGTATTGTTGTGGTCATATTTAATCTTCTTTTTTAACTTTCGGTTTAGGAGCAGGGTTAAATTTTGCTAAGTATTGTAAACAAGTTTCGTCAACGCTTCCTAACTCTACTGTTTTTAAAGCAGCCTGGACTTCGTTAGCGTCAACAATTAAAGTCTGAGCTACCGAGTCCAAAGACCTGTTCGTAGTTGCGAGAGTTTTAACTGCATCAGCTAACTTCATGCTGCGTTGCTCCAACCAAATTGATTACCACGCGGGTGTACTGTAAAAATTGCTTTTGCTTCAGCGCCCGGCTGCGCATCAATTTGAAACTGTGAGACACGACCATTAAACGCATAATAAATTGTATTTGTACCATCGGTTGCGCTAATAACAAACGTGCGATCAATAGTACCGTTGTAAGCATCGCCTCGCAAGATTAGCAACTGTGAGTCGCTTGGATTCCAAGGGGCAGTAATCGTTAAACTTGTTGGTGCTGATTGAGTCGGTATTTTATCTGATTGACGTGAACCAGCAATTGAAAAACTAGCCATTGCGTCATCTTGACCGAACGCAGGAACCGCCTCAACATTAACCAAGTTTGCAGGAATTGCTAACGCTGCCACTGTTGCGAATGTTGAAAGTGCAGCAGTTGTTAAAGGTGTTGGAGTAGCTGTAGGTTGCGCGTACAAACTTGCGCTAAAGCCGGGTAAAATTTTATTTGGAAGTGCCATGATAAATTCCTCTATTTAACAGTAAATTTTAAATATTGTCTTATGTCGGAATATCAAGTGTGCAATCTAAAATGACTTGCTGTAACCCGATTTCATTATCATATGTATTGTAAAGCCAATCGACATCAGCTTTGGCTATGTAAAAGCCCGAAGCCCCACCGAATTGACCGCTATAACCATGCAATGATTGTAGTATTAAATTACTTACATTCATAGCATCTTCAAATAAGGTTGTAAATATTGATATCTGAAATATTGGTCGGTCAATACTTTTGTTGTTTTGGTTTGTGCCTGTAAACACTTCTTGATGTATGTTACGCAAATTCCAAGTTATAAACTTTGTCTCAGTTGCAAAGTTACGATTAAAGTTTGCATACACGGGTATAGGCGTAACAATACTTGACAGTTGAAACTGTATTGCTTTTGCATAATCGGCTGGGTTGTTTTGGCTCATACGGGTGTCGTTG